TATTATCTTTGTAGTATGAAAAAATTTAGAGACACTCAATATGTTATTTGTGAAAGTGGTAAGATATTCAAGAACGATAAAGAAATAGCTCAATCTAAAATGTCAAGAGGTTATCTATCATCCGCAATTTGGATGGGTGGAACAAGAGCTAAAACATTTTATGTACATAGAATTGTAGCTGAAACATTTATTCCAAATCCTAATAATAAACCATTGGTTAATCATAAAGACGGAAATAAATTTAATAATTGTGTTTCAAATTTAGAATGGGCAACTCATGAAGAAAATTCACAACATTCTGTTACTGTATTACGTAAAGAAATGGGTGAAAGACATTCAAGAGCAATACTTCCTGATAAAATTGTTGTTTACATAAAAAAATGTAAAATCAAAAACATTACACCACCGTACGAAAGGATTTCAAAATCCTATGGTGTAGGAATACAACATTTAAAAAATATTTACAATGGAAGAAAAAGATTACTCTCCTGAACCACGTCCCCCATACCAATACGGATAAGGACAACTACCAGCTAAGATACCACCACCATAACCGTAGCTACTTCTTTGACCAGTATATCTACCAACTGGTAGGATAACACTTGATTTGAATGCTCCACCGAACTCAGGTAACAAATCTGCAGGGTCTTTAACTTGTGTATATTCAGGGAACATCCATGTGTTAAAAACCAAATAACGTCTCATTAAGTTATCCAAGAACTGAGCGTTGTCTCTTGCATTGTTCTTAAGATATGTAAGTTCTTTAATGGTGATTGGGTTGGATTGTTCTGAACGATATTGTTGAAGACCAATGTTAACAAATTTGATAAAAAAATTATCAAGAGCTGTGTAGTAAGCGTATTGAGTCAACATCGGTGTGATGTATTGTCTTAATAAAGTTTTGTAATGTGTATTACCACTCAAATCAATATCACCCGTCTCAATCAATTCCAACATTTTAGTGTATAGATTTTGTCCGAGTGTCTCTAAAACAAAAATATTTTGACTCATCTGAATTGAAAATCTCAATTCACTTGTGTCAACGTTTTCATTGATTGGGGTGTTGTTCTTCAGAGTTTGCTCTGAAATCATCAATACATTATAAATCATTAGTCTACGATTGGATTCTGTTCTATTGTTAATACAACTTCTTCACCAGGATACAACAGTTGAACCACAGGTGTTAATTCACGTATGATGAACTCTTGCATCGGTTTGATGGTTGTATTCATAAATAGTTGATGAGCTGTCTTCAACTGCTCGGCTTGAGATGAAAATCCTGATGGGGACGGTAAACCAATTAATGATGGGTCAGGAATCTGATGACCTGATAAGATGTTTTCTCTTACCAAAGCAAAGATTTCAGAGAACATACCTTGTTGAAGGTTTGATTGGATTTGGGTAATCTCTGGTTTTTCTTCAGGGTCTCCCATTGACAATACGATTCTACCAGCACCCTGAGGTCCTCTGTATCTTTCTTCCAATCTACGTAAGATGTCTTCTTGTTCATTTTGTGAATCAACATTTTGTGGCAAGTGTACCCATAATGATGGTGAACCTGAATTAAGAATAGATGCCAAATTATACTCAGAAATTGCGTGTGATAGTCTTACATCCAACAATGCTGACAAGTACTGTGGAACACCGTAAAAAATGTAACCAGGTTGATACTGACGAATGTGAATTATCTGTCTTGATGTAAAATCATTTGGGTCAAATTCACTGAACTCAATAATACCTGCTTTTTTCCAATTAGCCCAATCATGACAATACAACCATTTGTTTGAAATTAGTTCAGCGTCATCAGGACGTTTTGCTCTCATGTATTTCGATGGTATGACATGGAAACCCGATATCCCTTGTCTGTCTTTTCTCCATACAATTTCCAAGAACAAGTTACCACTGACCATAAACTCCCAAAAGATTTGTTTTGAGATGTCGTTTAAGGATTGTTTTGAGTTAATTTTATAGTCATTGGTAAAACCTTTACCAACAAGATTATCTACCTTCGTAGAAATACAGGCTTTGTGAATTGGACTAAAATCAACGTAATCCAACCATCTTTCGATTTCCATGTTATCAAGACCCCAAGATACAAAAGGAATCCCTTTTGCGACTTTTTCTAAAAATCTTGAGGACCAATCACCAGCGGAGAAATCTATTTTTTCAATTTTAAACATATCTTATTCGTTATCGGGGTTATAGATTATAAATACATCATCCTGGTCATCGTATGATACAGGTGTGTTTTGTTCATAACAATTCACAGTTAAAATCGTCTCTTGAACCACATTGTAAGCAAGGGCAGGATTTAGATTTGTTGGTGATAATTGTTCGTATATCTTAAGATACCACTCACCACAAATTAAATCAACCACACATTCAGTTGGTGTTGTATTACCAGTTAATGACTCAGGGGTGGTATTGGACACCACAACCCCAAATAAATCGTAATACGGCTCCCAACTCACCACAGGTGGTATTCTGTATGGTATGAACTGTTTGCGTTGACCAGAGAGTTTGTGTGTCATTGACCACAAATAATAAGTCGTACCTGTCAAGGTTGAATTTCTTGTACAGGTTGCTGCTGGTTCGTTGGATACTTGTTGGTTTAGGTAAATCATGTTAACAATTTGTTCGTGTTATGGATTGACCAGTGTCATCCAATTTTATCAATCTATCATATCTGTTTTGTGAGAAAGTTGTAAATGTTCCAGTTACAAAAATATCACCACTTGTATCAATAAAAATATCATTATCATAAACCTGAAATCCTGGTATTTCTTTACTGAAACCATAGGTTGTAGTTCCAGTTGAACCAAAAGTATTATCAAAATCACCATTAGGTAATACCGACATAATCCTACCATAAAAAGTGATATTTTGATATTTATTGGTATTTTCTGTAGCTGGTATTGATTGGGTAATAACCACCATTTTATCATTTACAGCGTCATATTCAATACCAAATCCGCTGTCTTCAAATCCGTCTCCAAAATCAGCTGTTGGGATTGTTGTTCCAGAGATTGTTTCCAAAGCACATATAAAGTTTGAACCCCCACTTGAACCTGGATATGCTGAGAAATTACCAACAGCCCATAAATTACCACTTCCGTCAAATGTCAATCCTCTAACCTGGTCACTAAAGGTTGCGGGGGCAAAGGTAGTATTCAATACTCCCGTTGTGGAGTTAATCTTAACCAATCTTGTAGTTGATATACCCGAATAGGCAGTAAAATTACCTCCAACAAATACGTCTGACTCATCAAGTGATAATTCAATATCAAAAACTGATGGACTATTGAATCCAGTTCCGACTTGGAATGTAGTATTCAAACTACCATCTGTGTTTAACTTGGCTATTCTTGCACGGTTAGTACCATTTATTGAAGTAAATGTTCCAATTAAAATTAGTGAACCATCACTTAATTCAACAAAATCATTCACAGCACCAGTCATAGTTGTTATACCCGAGAATGTAGTATCAACACTTCCATCACTATTTAATCTTTGGAATGGTGGAGAAAATGTACCCAAAACCGTATTACCCCCTACATAAGTTTTTCCTGAATAATAACTTGATGGTTTAGCAACATATATTATTGTTGAAATACCATAAGGACTTGTAAATCCTGTGTCAACATTACCTGTAATTCTATCTAATTTAACCACACCAGGTGACAAGAAATTCTTATAATAATTGAATACTCCCGCAACCAAAATATTTGAACCATCACCAACTACTGAATAAGTGTAGTCATCAAATCCATTTCCAATACAGAAGTTAATACTACTTGGTGTTGAACTCGGAGTCGGAGTCATCGTAGGGGTCACCGTTGGTGTCTGTGTTTGGGTTATACTTGGGGTAGGAGTATTTGTTCTCGTTACACTTGGGGTAGGAGTATTTGTTTTAGTGGGACTTGGCGTTGGAGTTGGAGTATTTGGAATAAACGATGCGTTGATATCCAATATCGAACGGTTCTCACCGAGATATCCTGAAAATTCTTTACGTAAAAATACTCTTCCCATTATCTTTTAATTGTTACTTTGTTTGTTGATAACTTTGTTATATCGTCCACTATCTTTTTAAAATTAACTTCTTTGTATTCAAATACCACTTCATGTAATTTTTTGACAAACTCAATTTCTTCTTCTTTTAATTCACCCTCCTTTGATATTAACTCATCGTAGGTATTTTTACATAATTGAATAGATTGAATGTTTATCATCTCCAAACACCCATTATTAAAATATCACCTTGAGTCGTAGATGTATGTGATGTAGATACGGTTCTTGTTCCAACTGAAGTTGTTTTAAAATCAGCACCAGAAATACGAATTGGTGGCTCAATGAATCCATCATATCTTTCAGTGGCATTTGTCCAAGTAACTGATATATTTTGGTCACCAACAGTGGATGTTGCAATACCAATAGCATTATTATTTAAAGAAGTTGTTGTTAATGACAAACCTGTTGACGCCGATGTAGTACTTGTTTTTCCACTATAAATCGGTGTTGTTTGATTATAATTTTCAATTCTCCACCAAGCAATGTTTGTATTCTCCATTGTAGAACTCCAAGTAGTTGACAAAATATTTGTCGCCGATGTTGTTACAATATAATACAAAGCATTTTGAATATTACCACCACTTGCTCTTGCTACTGATTGTTGGTCAATAAGGGTTGCACTAACACCACCAACAGTTAAAGAATTTGAAGTTCTTGATGCAGAAGAACTACCCGCAACAGATATTACAATCAAACCAATACCAGTTGTTTCTGTACCCGAAGTATAAGTTGTTAATGGTGAACCATCTTGATATCCATTAACAAACGTAACCGTTGGGTTTAATGGTGTAGTTGCCGATGGTGTAGGTGTCATCGTTGGTGTTTCCGTTGGAGTGAATGATGGGGTCGGCGTCGGTGTAATTGTTTCCGTTGGTGTTGGTGTAATTGTTTCCGTTGGTGTTGGCGTTGGACTTGGGTCAACACAATTATAGTCGTATGCTATTGATATGTTGTAAGTACCCGCAGAATACAAGATTGCACCTGTAGGTGTTTTTTGACATGTGGCAGTTTCAATTATGTTATTACCCGAATCACTAACACTATAGTTAAAACCTAAATTAGCTGTTACCAAACCTGTATTGAAATAAGCGTCAGTATTACCATCCAATAAGAATTTCATCCCTTGAGTTGTCCAATAGAAATTACCTACAGCAGATATAGGGGAATTAAAATTACTAAACCAGAAGTAGTCATTTGAGTTATTTGTCTTACCCGTTACGGTAGCATCAAATATGGCAGTATTAGATAAATCAACCACATAATCCCATTTGGTTCTTAAGTAGTCCATAACTTGATTAGCGTCATTGGTAGATAACTTTGTATCATATACCAATATTTCATAAACCTCTTGTGGTGCTGTTAATAATCCTGATGGTGTACCCGCAGTATTCGTACCACCAATACCCATACCGTTAATTGTCTTACCTGTATATGATGTAACACCAGTAGGGTAAATTACAGATGTTAAAGTTGGTGAACCTGAATAGATATCCTGTCCATAAAATTTACTTGGGGACATATCATTGTAATCCACCCCAATATACTTGAATGAATAAGGTGTTGGTGTCCAATAGAACCTTGTTCCTGAACCAGGACTTGTATAGTTTAATTGATAACCTGTTGTAGCACCTGTTCTAAAGTTTTCTTGGTTATTACCTTGAACTGCTAATTGTATATTTTGGTTAACTGATGGTGTTGTAGAACCAAATGTATAGAAATAAGTTCCAAATGAACCATAAAGACCACTTGCCGATTTACTACCAACATTCTTCTGAGCCATGAAGATGGTATAACCTTGAGTTAAATTGAATGAATTACTTGTGGATGCTTGGGTTAACAAACTTCTGTTTGCTGCCGTAGAAGACGAAAAGAACATCAAGGCAGGTGAACTACCCGTTCCACCCGTTGTAATGTATTCTGGTCTACGTACAGAGGTCGTGGCGGTCAATACCATTGGGACATCACCTTTGGATGTCCATGACTCAACCAAATTACCACTTAATGATAATGTTGAAGTATCATCAGCATCAAACCATAACTTAAGACCCGTGATTGATGACGGGTCAAA